GCAACGGCGGCTCCTTTTGCGCCGACGCTGCGCGCCGACAGTATGATAGGTAAAATAGCTGAAGGTGGCCTTTATGGAACCACGCTTGGCGGCTTGGAGGGGCTAATTGCCGGATACGGTGAAGGCGGCGTCGATGAGGCGCAGAGGCAGGCAACATCCGGCGCCATTGGCGGCGGGCTCTTTGGCGCCGCGGGTGCGCCGATTGCGGGCGCCGTAGGCTACGGGTACAAGAAATACTTAGAGCGCCCAGTCAAGGACATTATCGAAAGCCTTGGCTTCAAAAGGGAAGCGGCATCAGTGGTGGCGGATACCTTAGCCAAGGACGCGGCGGACGCCGTGCAGTCCGTAGAAAACTCTGGCCCATACGGCAGCTTGGTTGCGGTGGGTCCGAATACCGCAAGCCTACTTGACACAATTTCACAAAGCAGCGGCAAAGGCGCCAAAATAGCAATAGACAACTTAAACGAGACAGCCGTTGCAGCGTCTAACGACTTAAACAAAACCCTCGACACCGTGCTTGGCGAGGTGACTGACGGCATTAAAACGCAAAAATCTGGCATCATGGAGAGTACCAGTAAACAACGCAGAGAGATATATGGTGAGGCGTACAGCGCCAAGATTGACCCAGATACAGAACAAGGCGCCAGAGTTATTGAGCTTGTAAACAGAGCGACGCCAGAAGAGCTCTCACAAGCTAAAAGAGCGTTAAGAAGGGAAGGCATCCCCACTGACTTCTTGGGCGGACAGCGCGTGAAAGAGGCCGAGTTAAATGAGGTGCTTGCAGATATACCAGCCTCACAAAGAGCGGATCTAAGCGTAACCTCAAACGCAGATGGATCGTATACAGTATTTCGCGTGCCTACAGTCGAAATGGTAGACGTTCTGTCAAAGAGGCTTTTTGGTTTAAGTGATGCAGCTAAGCGCGCCGGTGATATGGACGAGTATATGTCGCTGCGTAAATTCGCATTTGACTTGCGAAAATCGCTGGATGACGTGAGCCCATCGTATGCAGACGCGCGCGCCGCTGGCAAAGATGCCATAGACATGAGAAACGCCGCGGACCTTGGCAATGACATACTCAACCCAAGGATCACACGCGAAGATGTTATGCTTTCCGTCCAGCAAATGGATGACGTAGCCGCGGGGCAGCTTCGCCAAGCTCTACGCAATCGTATAGACGAGATTGCGGCAAACGCTAAAAAGCCGGTGACGGCGTCAAGCGAGCAAGAAATAATTGAGGCTCTGGCAACTTTAAAGGCAATGAACACGCGCGCCGTGGCGACGAAGCTGCGTATGGTCCTTGGCGACGACGACGCAGATATAATCGGCAAGCAGATCCGCGACACGTCTGAAGCCATGATGATGCGGGCGCTGGCGTCGAGAAACTCAGCGACGTTTAATCGTCAAGTCGTAATGGAGCGTCTCAAAGAAATCACCGGCAAGTCTTTGGCGGAAGAAGTCGGAGAGCAAGGCCCTCTTACGGTCGGGGCTAGAAAGGCGACAGAGGCGCTGGTTGGCGGCACGCGCCAGTCGCAGCGCATAGAGCGGCTGACAGAGGAGATGGCGCCTGTCTTGACGCAACGTCTGACGCCGGAGCAATTGCTGCTACAGGCGTCGCGCTTGCAGTCTTTGGCGCCGGCCATAGAGCGCGCGCAATTAGGCAGTCAAAGCGCCGCAGAGGCGGTCCAAAGGGGCGCAATGAGCTTAGGTATAACTCAGGCCCAGCAAGACGAAAGGCTGAGCCCCACGCAGCAACTCATGCGCGCTTTGGGGATGCCTTCTTACTAGGCGACGTCTGCAACTCCTTAATCCGCATCTCCATTTGCTCTATGAGTATGGCGGCTTCCTCGCACGCGCGGTGAAGCGCGTTCTGGTTCATCACGCGATGCGGGCGCTTCAGCTTGTCAATGAGCTCTCTGTACTGGTCTTCACCCATCGTATCCTCCTTAAAATATTACGTTAACTTGTTTTAAACATTATTGTGCTTCTTGTGAAGTATGTGTAAAGCTATTGGTGTAGAAGGTTGTTCTTTTACTTCTCCTCCCTGTTGAACTGGCCCTGCTTTCGAGCGGGGCCATTTTTTTGTTGACCGCCTGTTCACCACATGTTAACAGGGGGTATCAGGAATGGAGAGAAAAATGTCAAACACATACGAAATCAGAGCCTTTAACCAAAAAGGTAATTGTTACTCAGTTCGCACTTTTGGCAACGAGAAAGAAGCATTAATATCTTTCGACAAAATTTGTAACAAAATGCAGGGGTACTACGATGTCTGCAAGGAAAATGACCTTACAACAAGTTTTCTTGCCGCTGATTATCAGCTTGTTGCTTACAATGAAGCAATGACATGGCTTGAAGAAATTAAAACATGGGAGCCAGCATAATGAAACGCTTCTGCGCAGAATTTATTCAATCTGGCACAAACGAGAGGCTGTCGGTCAACGCCGACACCCTCGAAGAATTGGACACTTTGCTGTATGGCCGGCCGTATCCCGCCAAGCGTAGCTCAGTAAAAATTTACGAGCGTTCAGCCGCAGCGCGGCGCGTTGACTTCAACACGAAGGTCGCGTTGGGCAGCGCGAAAAAACATCAGCAAAACATGAAGGTCACACTGGACCGCGCACCTTGGGAGGAGGGCAAATGAATATCGACAAGCAAGACTGGATCATCTTCACCATCGTCATACTTATGGCAATGATTTTCGTAACAGGTATCAGCGCGGGGTGGTGGCTATGATGACCGAAAAATTCAACGGCAAAATCTTACGAAAAGTTCGGGAAGAAAGGGGCATCACGCAAATAGCACTGTGTCAGGATTTGGGGTTAGATCAGGCAAGCTATTCCAAATATGAAAGAGGGGTTGTCAAAAACCCCCCTGCCGCAAAAGTAAAAGAATTTGCTAAGTACTTTGATGTCCCATACGAAAGTTTCTTTGCTGAAATGGGAAAAGAAAATATCCTAATCAAAAGGAACTCAAGCATTCCAGAGCGCATTGACGTTCATATCCATGTAAAGATTGATTGGGGGTTTCAATGATTGAGTTCTTTACCGTTCTGATGATCGACTACGAAATGGCGTCATTCAATGCAGCGCCGCTCGCATCCATCGTCTACGCTTCAGAGAGCCATTGCCAGCAAGTAATGGATCAAGGTCTAGCTGATCCGATCTATGACCATATCGTCAAGCTCTACGGCAATGACATCTTTATGACCTGCGTGGAGACTGATGTTGTTTCATCCGCAATTAGACCGAGGGCAAGACCATGACTAAATTAAGGGCAGTTATGCTTATTGATATAGAAGTCCCAAAAGATGTAATTTTGATTGGGCAAATCGGCGAAAAATTTAAACAAGAAACGGAAATTATTAAAGATATAATTGGAAACTTCAAGAATGTTAAAGTTGTACATTCTGACAGTGCGATAGTGTCAAGAAGGAAAGGAACGGATTTTGCTTTAATAAAAGATATAACTTTCCGAGGAAATAAGGACGAAGAACAATGACTGAGAAATGTGTGTACTGCGATAGGGATGCTCTAATAAAATCTGACTATGATACAATGTGTGCCGAATGTTACATGCGTATTTACGCGGAAAGGGAATGCAATGGAAATAACACCCGCAGACAAGGCCCATCTGGAGTTTCTATCTCGAATGGTGGATCGGCTACAAGACGAGAGCTTCCGGCTCGACAAGCACCCAAACGTGCAACAGGATCTCTGGCACGCCCGTGAGGAACTCAAGAAGTTCGTCAACACGCTGAGACAAGACGGCGTGAAGATATGACAGAGGACGAGCTACGCTTGCTCATGCTTGAGGACGCTGAACGGTGCAGGGAAAGAGCGACCGACTTTTACAAGCGGTCAGGTGGACACCGTCGCTACGAGCTTATGAAGAAAGCCAAGCAATACGAGCGTAATAACAATTGTAAGAACAGACCGCGCAGAACCAAGCCCCTGCATAATAAAATTAAAACTTGGTTTTAAGTATCTGTAAAAAGTGATAAACTTCCCGCAGCCAAAGTGGGAAGTTTTTTGCCATACAAAGATAAACAAAAGCGCGTTGCGTACGCCAAAGCGTACGGATCAAAGTGGTATCAAAGAAACAAAGAAAAAGTTATCGCCAAGAACAGGCAACGCAGAAAGAGACAAAAGAAAGAGTGGATTGAGTGGAAAGCTCAACAGGCGTGCAACGACTGCGGCTTCAGCCACCCCGCTGCGCTGGACTTTCATCACATAAACAAAGATGACCCAGAAAACCGTGCCGTCTATCAACTTGTGCAGGGCGGGCAGTACAATACGGCGGTCAAGGAGGCGGAGACAAAGTGCGTCTGCCTATGCGCAAACTGTCACCGCATCCTTCACTGGAACGAGCACTACGGATAATCTTTCCACGGAAGCTGCCAATGCGGGCCGTCTGGAAATTTCCGCCAGTCGCCGCCCCACTCAATTTTGACTTTCTCATGGTCAGCGGCTTCCTTAATGATTGGCGCGATCTTATGATACAGCGGCCAGTCCCAGCGTATCGCCCCGTCAACGTATGGCGCCATGTCTATGGCGTGTCCGGTCAGGTGCCGCGAGCGCATGGTGGTCGAGGCGCCTTTGGCGAGGAGCTCCTTCTGGCGCTCGACGGTACGCATGCCTTCGATGATGCACCAGTCAACGTCGTCGCTCCAGTCAATCGCAGTCTTCATAACGCGCACAAGATCCTCGTGCACGCCCTCCAGCCGCTCCAGCGAGCGTTTGCCAAACTTAAAACCCATTTTACAACTTACCTTTCATATATTTTGATACGCTACGACCCCCAAACCAGAACGACACTATGCAAGCAAAGAGGCCAGAGCTAGCGTCATCCCATATCAACGAAAGGGAGCGCCCCAAGTCATTTCCATTATTCATCAGAGCAATCAAAGCCGTCACCTTGATGGCCACGAAAAGGCCAAAAAACACGTAAGTGATGACAGGACGGACAGAACCTCTAAGTCCGTTAATAAACCACCCAGCGTCCATACTGTCATGTTTGTACAAGCCTTCCGTTTCTTTTATGTCTGCCTGCTTGTCTAAGATATTAAGCTGCAACTCGTTACGTTTTGCCATCATATCCATTTCAAGTTTCATGCGCTCAAGATTGTGTTTGTGCTCTTGACCCGCTTTGAAATAGTTCAAAATTTCTGGCAAAAATGATGTGCCAAAGCCTATAAGGCTTCCAATAAGTGTAATCATAGCTCGACCTCAACGCTTATCATATTTTTCTTCGTGCACAACCTTATCGGATGTAACCGTTGTTTTGCTTTCTTTGCCCATCCAAATGCCGAAGCAACCTGTAAGTGCGCCCATGCAAACTGATACAAGCCCTGATTGTGCTACGGATGGATCGGGCAAAGCCATAAACCAGTGCACCGCCTGATAGGTGAGCACAGTCACCGCTAACATCATTGCGCGGGGTAGAATGCGAAGGCTATCAATGTAGCTCGCAGTAATTTGTACCATATCATACCTCCATATCCACAATCTGACCCTGCGGTTGCAGCCCAGTATTGTGCGCTCCAAACCTATCATATGACAACATTAAATCAAGTTGTGCGCGCTCCAGCGCCTTGGCGAGCTTGTGGGCGCGTAAATGCTCTACCTGCACACGTTGCTGCGCCTGATGGTTCTCTATGCTCTCGCGCGCTCTCTCAGGCGTTATGGCGAAGGGGAGATTGCCAACTGGATCAAGCATCATATCTTTCCCTGCAAACCCATAATGACGACCACAATGATGCCCGTCAACAATCCAACCACTGCAATAGATCCACCGAAGATCACGATAGCCTCCAGCCGCTGTTGACGCTTCAGCTTCTCCGCTGCTTCGCGCTCCTTGCGCTCACGCCGGACGCGCGCGCGGATCTCTTGGAGCTCGCCCCAAGCGGAAAATCCACGGGTGGCGATTACAATTTGACGTAGCTCTTCCTCGGCGTCTTTTGCACGCTGAAGTTGTACAAACGTCTCCATCGCATTTTCGTCGCCAGTGCTAAAGACGCTGTTCTTTTTCTTTGTGTGCTTGTTGCGCAGGTCATCGACGCCATCGAAAAACTCGCCGATCTGCTTAGTCACAGAAACGAGCTCCTTACCCGCGGATACGGCTGCTTTTATGCCGGCTAAAGCGGTGAATGGGTCAATCATATCTACTTACGCAGTGAGTGCTCTATGCTGTCGAGCTTTTTAAATATTGCTTTGATCGTGTCGCGCATTTCGTCGAAATTACGGCTCTGCGCTTCGAGCTTGGCGTTCAACACGGCAACGTCGGTCGTGTTCTTGTTGGTGCGGTTAAATAAATACCAGACAAACGCTACGAGAGGCGCAATTAGCCAACGTAAAACAGGTTCTATCATGTCAATCATATGCGCCTCTCTTTTATCCTTTTTACCATAAAAACTTTTTCAAAAAAAGTGCTCGAAGGGGCTTGCATATGTGTTAACTATTTGTTAACAAGATGGGGAAGGAACAAAGGAGAGAAAAATGACAACGATTACTCAAAAAGGCCCAATCACCTACGTCAACAACCGCATCGCACTTTGCGGTAGAATTGATGAGATTAGCAAAAAAGGTAATGGTCATTGGACTGGAACCGTCGGAAACGGCTGGTACAACTTTGAACTTGTCGGCGGCAGAGAGAGCGGCGGTGGCTCTAAAGAGTGGTATCTTCGCTTTCCGCTTGGCTTCGGCGACCAGTGGATCCGCTACAACAGCGCCAAGGCAGCCATCGAAGCAATCGGCAAAGTATAATCAACACGGGGCGCTACGGCGCCCCTTGCTTATCCGCCAACACTACGTTAACACGGTGCTAAAGGAGATCTACCATGCAAGATTTAAAGCAGATTGGTCCACGCATACGCGAGGACGTATACGAGGCGCTTCAGAAGTACAGCGAGACAAGCCGCATGAGTATGTCATTACTGGTCGAATTGGCTCTCAAAGATTTACTCTCAGACGCGGGGTACAGCTTCGATGATCGTCGGTATTGATTGCGGATACCGCACAGGCGGCGTGGCGCTGATGAAAGGCGACTGGTCCGAAGTGCACGACCTGCCCACGTTTGACGAGGGCGGCGTTGACGTGCATGAGCTTGCCGCAATCCTTAACAGCGCAGGCACCGTCGATCACGTCTACATCGAAAAGCAGCAAGCGATGCCCAAGCAGGGCGTGTCAAGCACCTTTAAGCTGGGCTTTGCATATGGACAGATCGTCGCAGCCGTGGCACTGTCGAGTATACCCTACACGATTGTGACACCGTCAACGTGGAAGCGGTCTATGAACTTACCCAAGGATAAGGACGCGGCAAGACGTCTGGCGGTGCAGTGGTTTCCAAAGCAAGCGGAAAGGCTGAAGCGCAAGAAAGATGAACACCGCGCGGAGGCTCTGCTTATCGCGCTATACGGAGGAGGAACGCAATGACGGTCGTCTATGACATGTCAAACGAGGAGTATCACCTCGACCCATCGCTGAGCGCGTCAGGCGCCAAGAAGATCGCCATGGAAAGTTTGGCCGACTTCAAGTACGGCGAGTACCAGCCAAGCCCAGCCTTAGACGTAGGCAGCGCCACGCACACTCTGATCTTGGAGCCGCACCGCAGCAACACCGTTTGGTGCGGACCAGAAACGCGCAGGGGTAAGGCGTGGACCGACGCCAAGGACGAAGCGGACGCGGCGGGCGCAATACTGTTGACCGAAAGCGATTACGCCTTGGCCAAGAATATGGCGGACGCCGTGCGCGCAAATGCCGCGGCGGCGGCGTTGCTCAGCGGCGACTTGGTCTGCGAAGCCAGCGTGTTTGCAATCGACGCGAACACCAACGTCAACATGCGCTGCCGGCCAGACGCATGGCGCAAGGACATCGCGGCGCTGATCGACGTCAAGACGACCATCGATAGCTCACCGGCGGGCTTTGCGAAGCAGGCGGCGAACTTTGGCTATCACATACAGGATCAATTTTACCGCAGATGCATGGCCTTTGACGGCCATGAAATAGACCGCTTCATCTTCATCGCGGTGCAAAAGAAAGCGCCCTACAAAGTGGGCGTATACGAACTGGACCTCTTGTCCCTTGAGGAAGGGCATCATGCGGTCGAGTACGCGCTGGCGGCGTATGCCACGGCGCAACACACGGGCGTGTGGGGCTATGACTACGGCGAACTACAGACGCTGCAAATCCCGCCCTATGCGTTCAAATTTTCGGCAACTTAGTCAAGGAGACAAACATGCCAATATCTTTCGGAAGTGACAACACGGGCGGCGAGCTTTTCATTCGCTCAAACTTACCACAAAACCGCTGGTACTATAAGGACGACGGCGTTGACGTCGCCATCGACATGGACCGCGGCTTCGCCATCGACATTAAGGAGGTCGTGTTCGGGTGGCTGCATATCGACGTCGGCGTGCGGGATTGGGTGCCGTGGCCAAGCCCAAGCCAGCAAATTGCCAAGCCAAGCGATAGCCACAAGAATGGTTTCGAGGTGAAATGCTGGCTCAGTGACGGGCGCGAGGCGTCCATGAGTGGCAACAGCTTTGGCTTGGGTCAGTTTATCGCCAAGCTGTACAACAAGGCGGAACAGGCGCCAGAGTTTACGCAGGGCATGGTGCCAGTGGTGCAGATCACAAGCTCTACGCCTGTCGTCGTCGGCAAGGGCACGTCTTACGACGTCGGCTTTAACATCCGCACTTGGATCAATAAGCCTACGGGCGAGCCCGTCGCAGCGCCTGCACCAGCACCAGCGCCCGCGGCGCCAGCGTCCAGTGACGATAACTTTGGCTTTTAGGTAAGGCAGGGCGGCGCCGGACATGTGCTCGTAGCAGGCGTCCGGCGCCGTATAAACAGCCAACGGAGAGAGAAGAATGAGCGAGGCATACTTCAGCAAAGTGCGTGAAAGCACCGTCAGCGAAATGCTCACAACCATAAAAGGCGGGCGCAACGAAATGCTCAACAAGGCGGCGTACACGCTGGGGCGCCACGCGCACTTGGCGCCGTCAAACATAGACGCGGCCATCATAGATCTGCACGCAGCGGCAAAGCAGGTCGGGCTGCACGACATCGAAATCAAAGCCACAATCGGCAGCGGCTTCAAGCGCGGCGGGGAAAACCCCAAGGTGCTCGAAGACAGCGACGCAAAGCCATTCACGGCCAGCGAGTTTGACCGTCTCATAGGCAAGCTGGCCAGCAAGGAAATGCTCACACGCGACGAGGAAACGCGCAAGGACAAGATCGACAAGGCGCGCAAGGCGTGGGAGGGAGGTGTCCCGATTTCTAGAGAAAGTAAGGACGCAGTGCGTCCTGCATTACTTTACCTAAACAATCGCGGCTTGCGCGCGTCTGCCGCGGTGGGCGCCGCAAGGTTCAGCCCAAACGTATACGACGGGCCAGCGATACTCTTTCCCGCGCTGGATGAAGCCGGAGAGGTGCAGGGCATACAGGCAGTGCTCATCACGGCGGAGGGAAACAAGCGCGAGCACAGAGGCATCACGAAATACTCACGCGGCGTGATCGCCGGCAACTCAATGAGGATCGGCGACGAGCACGACGGGGGCGCCATCATCTTGGTCGAGGGGCCAGAGGATGCGCTCAGCGTAAAGCAGGCGGTGCAGGGGCACGCGGAGGCGACAATCGTGTGCACCTTCGGCAAGGCCGGCATGGCCACGTACAACGCGCCACGGGCGTCCGACGTGACGATCTGCGCGGACCCTGACCTCGACGTGGACAAGGTGGCCGACGTCATACGCGGCGACGGGAGCACGTCGGTTTACGTCGTGCGCTTCAACGAGCTCGGCGTGGAGAACGTCGCCGACGCAAACGACTACCTACGCGAAGCCGGTGAAGAGAAGCTGCGGGAGGCGCTATCCTTGGCCAAGCCGGTCGAGCAAGCGCAGCAAGAGGCGGCGGAGGCGGAGATGAATTGGCCGACGCCATACGAGCCAGTTGATCCGGCAAGCATCCCACGTCGGCGCTGGATCTACGGCGCGCACTACATCCGCGGATACGTCAGCGTCGTGGCATCGCAGGGCGGCGCCGGAAAGACGTCCATGCAGAACGTGGAGGCGACGAGCATATGCCTCTGCCGTCCGCTGCTAGAGGAGCCGGTGCATGAACAGGTCAACGTGTGGGTGATCAACGGGGAAGATCCCTACGAGGAAATGCAGCGACGGTTCGCGGCAATCATGATCCACTACAACATCAAGCCGGAGGAACTGCGCGGGCGCCTGTTCCTAGACGCGGGGCGTGACCTGATGATACAATTTGCCAAGCAAACGCGCGACGGCATCGTGACAAATGACCAGCTTGCCGAGAAAATGATTGAGCGGATCAAGCAAAACAAAATCGGCTTGGTGATGTTGGACCCGTGGGTCGGGTTCAACGACATCAACGAAAACGATAACGTCGCCATGAACGCGGCCGTGGCGCAGGCGCGGTGGATCGCGGACCAGACCGACGCGGCGGTGGTGCTAACGCATCACATACGCAAGTCAAACGGCGAGGACGCGACAATCGACAGCGTCCGCGGCGCAGGTTCGCTGATCGGGGCGGCGCGTGCGGCGCGCATCATCAATAAGGTCAGCCAAGAAGACGCACTGAAGCTGGGCGTGAACGAGCTCGAAAGCCTCGGCATATTCCGTGTGGACGACGGCAAGTCCAACTTGGCGCCTCCGGCCGCGAAGGCTCTGTATCGACGTATGCACGGCGTGGAGCTACCAAACGGGGAATATGTGGGTGTGTGCATTCCGTTTAAAATGCCCGACTTATTCGACGGTGTAAGCGCCCGTGACGCGCAGGAGGTGCAGCGCCTGATCGGGGCGGCGGCGTCACGGGAGGAGCCGTATCGGTTGGATGCACGCGCCAAGCACTGGGCGGGCAACGCGGTGGCGGTGCAGCTTGATCTTGACGTGGCCAAGAAAAACGAAAAGGCGCGGGCAAAGGCGATACTCGCCAAGTGGGTCGAGACAAACGTGCTCAGCGTGGAGGAGTGGCCGGATAAACGTGCGGGGCGCGACGTGCAGTGCGTCGTCGTGGGTGAATGGATCAGTGGAACGGAGATAGGGTGATGTCAAAAGATTTCGAGTATTGGTATGGGCGCGTAAGGCTGTTTGATGACAGCTTGGAAGTCGCGGACGGCGTCGATAGCTTATATGGGGAAGGGCATGGGCTTAACTATTGGCCGCGCGAGGCTTCCCTGCACATAATTGGTTTATGGGAAGTGACAAAGCATTTAGCGGCGCACGGAAAACGTATGCGGCGACGGATCGAGGAACTTGAGGCGCAGCTAAATGACTAGGCCAATATACGAAAGCGAAGAGGACCGTAAAAACGAACAGGCGCTGGCGGATTATCTGGCGGAGCGTCACGACTTGCTGATGTATAAAATGCCGATCAAGCTGCACCTCGACTACTTTGCTACGAGAGGCGGCAGGGGCGTGGGCTTCTTCGAAATGCGGCGGCGAAAGGTCAATATGTACCACTACGACACGATGATGCTGGGGATGCATAAAATACAGTCGGCGCATAACTTAACGGCGGCGACCGGTTTGCCGTGTTTCTTCGTCGTGCAGTGGAACGACGCCAAGGGAATATGTAGGATACCGCCGGAGGAAAACGTAAGCGTCAGGTGGGATTGGGGCGGGCATAATAACCGCAACGACCCACAGGACATGGAGCCAGTGGCGTATTGGAACATATCTACATTTAAGGAGCTCAAGTGATGGCGGTGGACATTGACGTCGAAGAGTGGCCAGACATGGAGCGCCTTCAAAACGCGCCTCTGATCGGCAAGATCGTGTGGGACGAGGAGGATGGGATGGCGCGCATCATGTGGGCGCAGGCGCATTTGCCGTCAAACTTTGACCAGTACGGACGGAAGCAGGCGGAGCTCACTCTGGAGATGTGCAAGGACATCGTCATGCAGGCGGCGTTGCTGGGTGATGCCATGCTAGAGCAAATAAAGTGGGCCAAGGATGAGATGGAGCACTGAGTGGGACGTTCCACAGTTACCACAGTTCAACTGTGGAAGACTGCGGAACTGTGGTAAAAGAGGCCACTTTCAGTTCCACCACAGTTGTTGCATATATATATGCAACTGTGGTGGTAACTGTGGACTAGGTGGAAACGAACTGTGGAAGGAGGAGGATCATTACCATGGCTATCAGAAAGAAAAGGGTTACCGCGACGCAAGCAAAGCAGAGGGGGCGGGACGCAATGGGGCGGGTGGACGATCAGGCGCAGGTCATTAAGGCGGCAGTCTGGGGTCAGCTTAAACCGCTCGACGAGAAGGCGCGGGAGAAGACGAGTAAGTGGGGCGATAGGTTGCAGTCACTTGTGGCTCCGGATCTCGCTGGCCGCTTTGAGGCGGCATACGAGGCGCTGGGTGAGGCGGTGGACGCAAACGACGTGAAGCGGACGCATGACATCGCAACGCAGCTTCTGAGAGCGTGGGACGTGCTGGAGAAGGCTGCGTTGGACGCGGGGCATCATCCGCTGCATGAGGATGCATACTGCATGGAGATGGACGACGGGCGCATCGTGTGCATCGCACTCGACGGCTGGGCGTCGCTGCGGCAAAAGTATCCAGAGTGGATCGTGTACAGCTTCAGCGACGCGGCAAGGGTGCTCTGCGCTGACTTCAGCGCGCGGTTTCTGGACGAGGCATTCAGTGCCTTCCCGAAAGCGCATGTGAAGAGTATAATTCGCAACGGCGAAGAGCATAGCCGTGACATCAATGACGAGATACCATGGTGAAGGAGAGAAGGATGTACAGGACAGAGTTACTTGAGAAGGCGGCAGACATCACGACGCATGATCGCAACAACGACTACGGCGAGGCGAAGGAGAGCTTTGGAAGGATTGCGAGCATGTGGTCAACTTACCTCGGTCAGCCTGTGAGCGAGGCGGACGTCTGTGCGATGATGGTGTTGCTGAAGGTAAGCAGGTCACGCGCGTCACCGCAGAAGATGGATAACTGGATCGACATGTGCGGGTACGCTGCGCTGGCGGGGGAGATGGTCAGTGGTGGGTGAGGTCGGCAAGGCAAAGATTATGGCGCTGGAAAAGCTCGGAGAGGACGAGATCTTCGAGCGCATCGCAAGCGGCGTGTCGCTGGCATCAATCAAGCGTGACTTCAACATAGGTCATAAGTTGTGGGCGAAGTGGCTTGACGCAAGCGACGGGCGGCGTGGACGCTATCAGGCTGCGCAACTTGAGGCTGGCCACTTTTACGCTGAGCGTGCGCTGGAGACGGCGCAGCTTGCTGAACGTGACAACGTCAACGTGGCGCGCTTGCAAGTGGACACGGACAAGTGGATGGCGAGCAAGCTGAACGCGCAGTACGATACGAGACAGCGTGACGTGGCAATCAACATCAGCGTGAACGACTTGCATGCGCAGGCTGCGCAGTTGCTTGGCGACGTGATAGAGGGCGAAGTGTTCGAGGATGACGATTGAGCGCGAAAATACGCATCGGAACGCACTCACGCACGCGGGCGCGCGCGTGCTCGCAGATGCAGCAAAAGTCAACGCAAAATGCACGTTTAAGGCGAGAGTGCAGGCGCAGCAACGAGGTGGATCTGCTAAGTGATTGATTTTAAACGATCTGCACTTAACATAATACGTATTATCGGCCTTTTGCGCGGTATTATGTTAATTTTGGCCGATTTTTGTGCTGCGGCGCAGAAAAAGCGCGTTTTTGACCCCCCCTTTGCTCAGCGCGGACCGGTGCAAATGCAAAGGACCTCCCCACGCCTCCCCGCCCCCTTTTTCCGTAAACAGGTGTTAACATGACCCAGCCCCAAGAAAACCCGTTTATCAAGTTAATGGCGCGCTACCGCGACGACCCCGTTGCCTTCGCCCGCGAGGTAGCCGGCATTGAGCCGGACGAGTGGCAAGTTGAGCTCCTCGACGCCGTCGCAGCCCCCGCGATACGGCGTGTCAGCGTGCGTTCTGGCCACGGCGTCGGGAAGTCCACGGCGGTCGCTTTGGCGGCTGTATGGCACGTTCTGATGCGCGTGCCGAGCAAGACCGTTGTGACCGCCCCCACGTCGTCCCAGCTTTTCGACGCCTGCTTCGCTGAGATGAAAAATGTCGCCAAGCGGCTGAAGCCGCCCTTTGACAATTTGCTGGAGCTCAAGTCTGATCGGATTGAGTTGAAGAGCCACCCAGAGAGCACGTTTATATCGTGCCGCACGTCGCGCGCGGAGCAGCCGGAGGCGCTCGCTGGGGTTCACTCGCCTTCGGTGCTTTTGATTGCCGACGAGGCCAGCGGTATCCCCTCCAGCGTCTTCGAGGCCGCGTCTGGCAGTATGTCTGGCCACTCTGCGACGACGATCCTGACCGGCAACCCCACGCGGAATACGGGTTTCTTTTACGACACGCACAATCGCCTACGTGACGACTGGTACACGATGCATGTGTCTTGCGTGGATAGCCCGCGTGTGAGCGAGGATTTCGTAGAGGATATGAGGCGTCGGTACGGGGAAGACAGCCCCGCCTATCATGTGCGCGTCTTGGGCAACTTCCCCCCGTCAGAAGAGGACACGGTGATACCTGTTTCGCTTATTGAGCATGCCATGGCCAACGACATCAAGGTGCATGAGGACACGATTGCCATATGGGGCTTGGACGTCGCGCGTCAGGGCGGCGATGCCAGCGTTTTATGCAAGCGTCAGGGGCCGGTGATACATCCGCTGACTGTGTGGCGCAACTTGGACCTGATGCAGCTTACGGGCGCCGTGAAGGCGGAGTATGATGCCATGCCGCCGAGTAAGCGGCCGGCGGAGATCATCGTGGATAGCAATGGCTTTGGCGCTGGAGTGCTCGACCGCTTGCGCGAGCTTGGCCTGCCGGCGCGTGGTTTGAACGTGTCGGAGCGCGCCATGGCGAAGGACACGTATTTGAACTTGCGCGCGGAGATCTGGTTTAAGATGAAGATGTATCTCGAAGGCATGGACGTGTCACTGCCGCGCGACGATGCGCTGTATGCGGAGCTTGCGGCGCCGCGGTACCACTTTACCAGCGCGGGCAAGCTGCAAGTCGAGAGCAAGGATAGCATGAAGAAGCGCGGCGTTGCGTCGCCTGACAGGGCGGATGCGGTGGCGTTGTCGCTTGCGAATGATCACACGACCATGGCGTTTGGAACGAGCGCCGCGGGATCTTGGAATAAGCCGCTGCGTCGTGGTTTGAGCGTGGTTTAGAAAAAGTTTGCAAAAAAGTCCACTTAGTTTTTCGCAAACTCTGTGGTACTCTTTTGGCAGCGGCGTTCCTCCCCATGGCCGCAGACGGCGTGTTTTCCTTCACGTCTCCCCCGCGCGGGTATGCTCGACGCCCGCGCGGGGTTTATTTTGCGCGAAATTCCTGTATTATGTGTGTGAGTTGCACAAGGAGACGACATATGCCTATGGTTGCGGGGAAGCATTACGCATACACGAAAAAAGGGAAGGCAGCGGCCAAGAAGGCAGCGGCAAAAAGTGGCAAAAAGGTGCAATATGGCACCACCACCAAGCGCCGCATGAAAAATAAATAATGTGGACCGCGGTCCTGATGCTTTGCAATACCTCTGCGCAATGCTTTGCATTTGGCGGTCCGGTGTTGCCGAGCGAGGACCAATGCGTTGCCAGTATACGCGCTGGCTTTGATTACGCGATACAGATATTTCCAGCTTACACGCCTGTCGATTGGCAGTGCATAAGCTGGGACGAAGAGGCATAGATGGCAGAAAAAAAGCGTAAACGCAAATCTGGCCCAAGCCTCTCAGTGGGTCGCGGCGAGAAGCTATCCGTTAAGCAAGGCGGAGGATTGACCGCGAAGGGTAGGGCGAAGTACAACCGCGCGACTGGTTCAAATTTAAAGGCGCCTGCGCCCAACCCGAAGACCAAGAAGGACGCGGCGCGCAAGAAGTCGTTCTGCGCACGCTCCAGCGGATGGACGGGCGAGCGTGGCAAGGCGGCACGTAGAAGATGGAAGTGTTAGATGGGTAAGGTAGAGCAGGCAATACGTGGCGCAGGCAGCTTATTAGACTTTGTCATCAAAGGGTCCGACTATTTTACGCCGCCGCGAACCGGTACTAGTCGTGCAAAAGATCCTGCGCTCTATAGCCCGTTTTCCATGGTTAAGCATAAAAACGCCCCTTATAATTATGTTGTGAAGGGGCAGCAATTATCAGACCAGCTTATACCGCCTTCAGTGATTGATCCCGCAAGTCTTCTTGGAAAGACGATGTCTTTTGCGACAGGCGACCGTACATCTAATCAGCGCATGATTGACGAAGTAAACGAATATCTTTTGAGAAACCGCCCGCTTACCTTCGGGGGTCCAGAATATATGGATCAGATTATGCGTGGCGCATGGGCGTCGGAAAAGAACCCCATGAAAGCCAAGGCGAATGCGTTGAAGGGAGTTTCTGATCTAGATAACATACTTGCTTATATGCCAATGAGTGAAAGATCCGGCGACTTTTCGCGCCATATGGCGGAAGTGTACGGAGATATGCTTTCGTCCAGTGGAAATTTAAACAACTTTAGGGCTAACGCCAAAAAAATTGACGAAGTTTTACGTGATCGTTTTCCAAGTGTTAAAAACATGCCAAGCATCGCAGACCCGACGTTCCCTGACTGGCTTGCAAATCAAAAGGGCGGACGGCGCGCTCAGTTTATAAAGTTTTTCGATAGCAATAAGATGCGCGAGCTTGGCGTCCCTGACGTGGCCGCAGCGCGCTTTGCGGTGACAAATCCTGACTTGATGCTTTCAGACACTGCAAGCGTAGGATACAGGTTCGCAACGCCCAAAAAGGGCGCCGACATTGTCATCTCAGACGATCACCCGTCATACAACGCACTTTTACCCCGCGAGGAGGGTTCAAAGTCAATGACATTTGGCTTTGAAGTGCCATATACAATCGGCGCTCGTGACACGGCGTTACCTAAAGCGGCAAAGACTGGAACAATCTTAGCCCAGCCAAAAGACGTCAAGTCGTATATGGGCAACCCAAATTTACGTCAATTCATCGACCAGCAATTTGTGGACGAAGTAAGCACATATGGCGACTACCTCAAGCGTCACGGTAAAAAACGTGCCGACGAGTATGCAACAAGCCTTTTAAGACGTTTTATGAGTTCGCAATGAGATCCTTAATTTCCTCAATCGTGTCATCGATCATCTCTTGGATCTCTTCGGGTAGATCCTCTGGGCTCGTCCAGAGCATCATTACCGTCGCTTCGATACTGCGGCGAATTTGTTCCAGTTCCTCGCTCATCTTTTCCTCCAAATCGTGTTATAATCCACGACGTTAACATAGGACTAACACCTTGGCAACCCTAGACCCATACTGGCGCACGCAGCAATCTGAACGGCAAGCTCAGCTTAATCAAGCTGACTTGGATGCGTGGAACGAGATGCAAGTCGAAGAAGGCTTACGAGAGCTTGATGAATGGAGACGCCAGCGTCAGGGAACGATTGAAGCCGCGCCGCCTCCGAGCTTTACCGAGAAGGTGCGTCGCGGGTTTACAAGCCTTCTGGACACGGCTGGCATGTCTCCCTACATGGCGCGCCGCACCAGCGAAGGCATATTTGGCCGTCCGTTTGCGCGTCCTCAGTCTGAGCTTGGCTTCATTGAGGAAATGGGAGCCTTTCCCGCTGTTGCCTCTGTTCTTAGACCAGCTTTGATGGCGGGCGTTTCTGGCATCGAAGCCCTTCTAGCTTCTGCTCGCGGCGAGCGCGGAAAGGCGTTGGGATACGCTGGCTTGGGGCTTCTGGAAGCCTCTGGCGCAAAGGGTATGAATAAATACATTAATGCAGACAAGCCAGACATATTGGGCTATTTAAAATCGCGTAACGAAACCCTTGACGTCAATCCGGCGGCGTTGTTGCCACGTCGTTCCAGCGACGACATCTCGTATGAGGACGCTTATCACTTTATGAAGAGCAACAAGATGATAGGCGATAAACTCATGCCGCCCTCAGAGGGTGCGCGGTTTGATCGTCTGGGTGTTCACGTTGGCACGCCAAGGCAGGCGGAAGACAGGTTTTTCGCAAAACACGGCGTCTCAGGACATAAAAATCTTAAAGAAGTTTGGGATGCGGTGGGGCTGTATGGAGACAGCGGCGTGACGCAAGGGCTCAAGGTGAGAACAGAGAAGCCTTTTGAGATAAAAGACTTTGAAGATTTCGGGATCAATAAGGAATTTTTAGAAGACCCTCTAAATACCGAAATAATTGACGGAAAAACTGTTTTATCTGAAGAGGGCGTTATAGACGCAATGAACGCATATGCCGATAATAAGGGGGTCGGACTAGACGAGGGTCTTGCTCTATTCAAAAAAGAGCTAACGGACAAAGGATACACCAACATTCCATATGTCAATAGAATTGAGGGCATAAAGAGGAGCGACGTTGGAAGTAAAGACTTTAAATACACGCCAGAAAACATAAGCAACGTCATGCTTGTGGAGCGTACCGCCGCAGATCCCGAAGTTATTAGAAGCAGGTTTGCAGCTATGAAAGATCCATATGCTCAATCAATTATGGCGTCGGGTTTACTTGGCGCTGTAATAGGTCAAAACGCAAACAGTCAACGTGGCTCACAGTATTAAGAGGCAAAGATGCAGAACGAAATAAATCAACTTGTGAGCGCCCTCGAAGAAGAGCTCGAACCAAACGTAATGGGCGACGACGAGCTACAGGGCATCGTCGGCAAGGAAATCGAAGACGCGATTGACTACTCCGACAATTGGGTGTCGCCATATCGCGCCACGGCAACCGAGTATTATCGCGGCGACCCGTTTGGCGACGAGGAAGAGGGCCGCAGCCAAGTGGTCAGCATGGACGTGCGGGATACCGTACAGGCTATCATGCCGTCGCTGATGCGGATATTCCATAGCACCGACCGCACGGTGGAATACGCGCCGCAGGGGCCGGAAGACGTTGCCGCGGCGAAACAGGCGACCGAGTACGCAAATTACATCATCAACCGTGACAACAACGGCTTCTTGCATACGCACGCCGCGTTCAAGGACGCACTGATCCGCAAGGTGGGCGTGCTAAAGTGTTATTGGGACGATCAGACGAAATTCGAGACACACGACCTCACGGGGCTCGACGATAACGCTCTGGCGGCGTTGATGTCAGATCCGGCGGCGGAAATTGACATCCTCGCCTCCGAGCCGTTTGGCGAGCCCTCAATGGACCCCATGACCGGCGAGATGTTACCGCCCGCCATGATGCACGCCGTGCGCGTAACATATACGCACCCAGATGGCCGCGTGAAGCTGGAAGCGGTGCCGCCCGAAGAGTTCCTTATATCGCGCGAGGCGAAGTCCCTTGAAGACGCCGATTACGTTGCGCACCGGCGCATTTTGACCGTCTCCGAGCTTGTGGCGATGGGCTACGACTACGACGAGGTTGTGAAAATGTCTTCGGCGCATGAAGACATGGCGACGAACATTGAGCGCACCACGCGAAACCGCGCGCTGAATAACGAGATGAACGAACGCCACGATCCCGCGATGAAGAAGGTGCTTTATGTCGAAAACTACATCAAAGTTGACTACGACCAAGACGGCATCGCGGAGTTGCGTAAAATCTGCACCGCCGGCGACGGCAACAAGATCCTTATGAACGAGCCGTGCGCGATAGTTCCGTTTGCGACGTTCTGCCCCGACCCAGAGGCGCACGACTTCTATGGCATGTCCACCGCGGATGCGGTGATGGACATCCAGCGGATCAAGTCTTCAATTATGCGCAACACATTGGATAGCTTGGCGATGTCAATTCACCCTAGAGTTGCAATCGTCGAGGGCATGGTCAACATCGAAGACGTTATGAACAACGAAGTCGGCGCCATCATTCGGCAGCGCGCAGCCGGCCAAGTGCAGCCAATGTCCATGCCATTCGTTGGCCAACAGGCGTTTCCTGTTCTGCAATACATGGACGAGATCAAAGAGGCCCGCACGGGCATTTCAAAGGCGTCTGCGGGCTTGGATGCCGGCGCCTTGCAGTCATCCACCGCGTCGGCTGTACAGGCCACTGTCAGCGCCGCTCAGCAACACATAGAGCTTATCGCGCGGATCTTTGCGGAAACCGGCATGAAGCAGTTATACAAGATCGTGCTTCACCTGATCACAACGCATCAAGACCGGCCACGTATGGTTCGGCTGTCCAATGAGTTTGTGCCGATTGATCCGCGCGTTTGGAACGCCGACATGGATGTCAGCATCAACGTCGCGCTTGGCCGCGGCACCGACACCGAGCGCATGATGATGCTGCGCCAGATCGCGGACATGCAGAAAGAGGCGATGGCCACTATGGGGCCGGTCAATCCGCTTACCGATATGGCTAAACTATCGAACACGTTGAAGGCAATGACGGAGCTTGCCGGCTTCAAGGATGCGTCGCAGTTTTGGTCAGATCCGGCGCAGTTCCAGCCTCCACCACAAGAGGACAAGCCGGACATCAACGAGCAACTCATCGCCGTTCAGATCCAACAGATCCAAGCTGACATACAGAAGAAGGCGGCAGAGTTGCAGCTTGAACGTGAAAAGATGATCATGGAAGACGACCGCAAGCGCGACGAGCTCGACGCCGAGCTCTTTGTGAAGGCGGAGGAGATGCAAGCTAAATATGGCACGCAACTCAACGTCGAGAAGATACGATCAGACTTGGCGATTAACCGCGAAGTCATGAGAGCGCAAGCGGACGTCATCAAAGGATCTATTGATGACTAAGTCAAAACAGCAAATTATTGACGACGGCCACGCGGCTGATCGTCTTTTGCGCGACACTGATCTCAGCCGTTTTCTGGATGAGATCAAACAGGATTGCTGGGTCGAGTTTGAAGCCACAGCAATGGGAGACGGGGAAGTACGGGAAGGCATCTACATGAAACTGCGAGGGGTTGAGACAGTGCGTCAGGCTCTTCGTGCCATGGTAGATAACGCATCTATTGAAAAAAAGGTTAAGTAGATGCATAATAGGAGACAACGATGTCAGAAGCCAACACCCCGTCACCACTTGGGATTGATCTGAACACTGCACAAAATGCCATCAGGGCCATGATCGCCCCCGAAGAGGATACTGCGAAGACCACTGAGGCGCTTGAGGCTGAACCGACTGAACAGGTCGATGATGCCGAAATGCCGGAAGATGACGCCTCATATGAGGAATATTCTGAAGGCGAGCTTGAAGTTGAAGCGGAAGCTGAAGAACAGGACGACCAATCCTTTGACATACTTGGCGCATTAGTCGAAGTAGACGGCGAAGAGATTACAGTCGAAGAGTTACGACGCGGAAACCTGAGACAGAAAGATTATACGCGAAAGACGCAGGAACTTGCCGAAACTCGAAAGCAGTATGAGGCACAGTATTCTGAGCTTGAGCGTGAGCGGGCACAATACGCTCAGCTATTGCCTGCATTGCAGCAACGGCTGGAGCAACCGGCAGAAAGAGAGCCAGACTGGGACACGCTGTACGATACAGACCCCACCATGGCAGCGAAAGCAGAACGTCAGTGGCGCAAGCAGCAATCTGAGCGGCAAGCTCAGCTTGAGGCGGTGCAACAGGAACAGGCAAGAATGGCGCAGATACAGCAACAGCGCATGCAGCAAATGCAGGCACAGTATGTTGATCAGCAACGCGAAGTCTTACCTGATCTGATACCCGAATGGCGCGACAGTAAAGTCGCGGCAAAAGAGGCGACAGAATTGCGTGATTTTCTCTTGGAAGAGGGATTTACGGAAGAAGACGTCAGCGGGCTGGCCAATGCATCACTTGTTAAACTGGCCAGACAGGCCATGCTTTACAGTCGAGGTCAAACTCGCGCGACGCAGGCGAAAGCCAAGCCGAGGCCGAAAACCAAGACAATGAAGTCAGGATCGCGCGGATCTCAGCCGAAACCCAGAGCCCCTCAAGAGCAAGCGCTCCAGCGCGCACGTCAAACTGGCCGCGTCGATGACGCCGCGGCTGCAATTAGATCTCTTTTGTAGGAGGCCATTATGGCAATCGTAACCAACACATTTACCTCGCACAGCGCGGTAGGTATCCGTGAGAGTTTGGCGGACATCATTTCGTCCATCTCTCCAGAAGAAGTTCCATTCCAAAGTAACGTCGGATCTGAAAATGTTTCCAACACATACTTCGAGTGGCAGACTGACAGCTTGGCATCAACAAGCACAACGCCCGTCATCGATGGGGACGATGTATCGTCTTTTGACGCGACGTCCGCAACGACCCGCGTCGGCAACTACACGCACATCCGTCGTCGTACAACCATTGTCGCTGACAACCTTGCCGCGCAAGACCTTGCCGGCCGCAACGACGAATTGAGCTATCAAATCGCAAAACGCGGAAAAGAGCTCAAAAGGGATATAGAAGCTACCCTTACGGATAATAACGCTCAAGTTGCAGGCAACTCTTCGACTGCACGCGAAACGGGTGGCCTTGGTGCGTGGATTGCGACCAACGACAACCTCGCAGGCGACGGCGCGGCTCCGACTGGTAATGGTACTGACGCCCGCACAGACGGTACTCAGCGCGACTTCACCGAAGCCATGCTGAAAGACGCAATGCAGCAAGCATTTGTCTCCGGCGGTCAGCCAAGCATCCTCATGGTAGGACCACACAACAAGACGGTCGTATCAGGGTTTGCTGGTATCGCGGCTCAGCGTTACATGGCGCCAAGCGACAGCCCAACGACAATCATTGGCGCGGCAGACGTATATATGTCTGATTTTGGGACCCTAAATGTGGTCGCCAACCGCTTTTCGCGTGAACGCGATGCGTGGCTGCTTGACCCAGAGTATGCATCTGTATGCTACCTGCGTCCGATCCAGAACGTAGAGCTCAGCAAAACCGGTGACGCTTCCAAATCAATGGTTATCGCAGAATTTGGCTTAAAAATTCTCAACGAAGCGGCCCACGCCGTCGTGGCAGACCTCAACGTATCATAAGTCTAAGCGGGGCGGCTTCGGTCGCCCCGTTACTTTGGAGATAGGCATGAAGAAGCGTTTATTTGGCCACGATCCACTTACCGGCGTCACCGAATATTGGCACGTCACGGACAAGGGAGAGTACGTCATTGAGAAGATACAAGACGTCACGTCAATTGTTGAGGCGAATAAGCGCCAATACAATGAGGCGCCGCAAAAATACGGCGACATGAATAAGGTGGCGTCAATTCCTCTTTCAGTGTATTATGAGCTCAAGCGCCAAGGGATTGCCGACGACCCAAAGGCATTTAGGAAGTGGTTGAATGATAGCAATAATCAAGCGTTCAGAACGCGATTAGGTACGCTGTAATGAAGCTACATTATAGACAGCCGTCAAGGAGATAGGCATGGCACTAGCAACATATGCAGACTTGAAAACTGCAATTGGAGATTGGTTGAACCGCGCCGATCT